AGAGATAAAAACAACGAATACATTCAATGCAAAGACCGATACAGATTATGTATTCAGTTTTCTAGCGAACAACCGAATCCGTTTTATCTTACTCGAAAAAGAGAAAATTACAATCCTAAACGGAATGAATTGAAACGATTTGTTACAAGTATCGAGTATTACGGCAAAGAAGAATGTCAATGTATTTACATTGATGATGAATCGCATTTGTATGTAACAGATGATTATATCATTACCCACAATACCACTATTGAGAAATTCTTTCTAACCGGCATAATGGCTTGGTATCCTGATTTGGGAAGTTTGTTTTTTAGCCATAGCGGAGATATAACGAGAATGTTCTTTGATGGTGTCAAGGATATAATCACGAATGATGCAGAATATTGTTGGCACGAAATATTCCCTAGTTCGTTTGTTTACAACACAAATGCGAAATTAGAGCAAATCTCGATAAATTCATATATGGCTTTCCCATCACTTCAAACGACTTCTACCGGTTCAAACAATGCCGGAAAAGTTAGAGCGCAGAAGTTCTTGCTATGTGATGATTTAATTGGCGGTATCGAGCAAGCAATGAATAAAAACGAATTGGATAAGTTATGGAATATCTATTCGGTTGATGCAAGACAGAGAAAGATACCTGGAGCAAAAGAGATACACGTTGCTACAAGATGGAGTGTACACGACGTTATAGGACGATTGCAAAGGTTATATGACGGAAACAAGCGGTGTAGATTTATTGCCGTACCTGATATTGATCCGGAAACACACAAATCCAATTTCAACTATGATGTGAACGGATTTGATGAAGAATTTTTCCTAGACCAACAAAAGGTAATGGACGAAATTAGTTATCGTTGCTTGTACAAGAATGAGCCGATAGAACGTGAGGGATTGCTATATCACGAAGAAGATTTGCGTAGGTATATCAATCTGCCTATTCGTGAACCTGATGCCGTATGGAGCATTTCAGACACGAAACAAAAGGGTACAGACTTTCTTGTTATGCCGGTTCTGTACCAATATGGCGAAGATTATTACTTGGAAGATACGATATGTACTGACAGTAGCAATTATGGTGTGCAATATGGCAGAATGGCAGATATGATAGTAAATCATAATGTGCAGAATTGCGAGATTGAAAGTAATGCCGGGGGCGATAGAGTTGCTTATGAGGTTGATAAAAAGGTAAAAGAGCAAGGCGGTTACTGTAACATCACTACAAAGTACACCACAACGAACAAAGAAACACGAATTATTGTTAATGCACCCTGGGTAAAGAACCATATTTTGTTTAAAGACAAAGAAACCTACTCAAAACAGAGTGAATATGGGGTGTTTATGGAATGGCTATTAAGTTATTCCGAAAAGGGAAAGAACGCACACGATGATGTACCTGATTGTTTATCATTGTTTGCGGTTTGGCAACAAGGGAAGTTGCAAGGGGCAAGTGTTGATGTAATAAAAAATCCGTTTAGAATGTGAGGGGAAAATGCAATTATCAAGAGAGATTTTTAGCCAATATTCCGATATTGCAAGGGAAATTGAAATGCTAGAGCGGAAAAAAGCCGAAACAGAGCGGTCAATAGCGAAACTTATTGAAGATGGACTTGTGAAAGACAAGGTTTATGGTGGCAATGGCGGTCTGCAAGGGTATGTAGTTGAGGGATTTCCGCTAAAAGAGTACAATCGCAGACGGAAATTGCTACGAGAACGTGCAGAACGATTGATTTCACGACAAAATGACTTGTTAGAGTTGCAGATCACGATTGAAAAAGAGATTGATAAGATTCCTGAATCAAGGGATAGATTGATTTTTCAAGGATTTTTCCTAGAAAACAAGTCGCAAGATAAGATTGCAAAGGAATTGTATATCGACCAAAGCCTTGTTTCACGGACGATTAAGAAATATTTTGTGTAAAAACCGATATTTGCATAAAATTCATAAAAAAAGTGTGCTATTATTACAATGGCAGAAAAAACGAAAGAGTTTTTAGGTGGTTTGGATAGATTTTCTATTCGAACCGCTATTTTTTTACGATAAAAGGTAACGAAAATGATTAGAATTGTCTATTGTCCGTTATGCAAGCGGAAAATATCTACAATAAATGATGAATACAGTTCAAACAAAGTAACTATCAAGTGTCGAAAATGCGATAAATTGATTGTTTTTAACCTAGAGTATGGCACACACGAGATTAAGAACGTTCCAAAGCGGAACAGTAGTTCAGGAATGAGGTTTTATTAGATGTTTAGATATTACGGAAAGAATGTCAGACCTTTTTCTGCGGTTTGTGATAATCAGTATGGACGAAAAATTATCAAAACCAATGCGAATAAGATTGACGAAACAAACGTTGTACGAGAACTGAATAAGGCTTTGAAAATCCACAGACAAAATGCGGTGGAGATTGAATACCTGGAGAAGTACTATGAGGGTGACCAACCGATTTTGTATCGTAAAAAGGCGAACAGACCGGAAGTAAACAACAAGGTTGTTGAGAATATCGCATACTTGATTGTTGAAACAAAGACTTCTGAAATTGCCGGAGAACCGATTCAGTACGTTCTACACGGAACAGACGAAAAGAAGTCGGAAGAAATCGCAGAATTAAACACACTTATGGAATCAGAGGACAAGTCCTTTTATGATATTGAGTTATGTCGTTGGCGGTCAATTTGCGGAACGGCTTACAGATTTATCGGAGAAGATACAGAGGGCAATCAGAGTTTGCTTGATGAATCGACTTTGTATTTGCAGACAGAGAATCCGATTTATACGTTTGTATGCTATTTCCAAAACGATAGACCGGCTTTTAGTTGTCAAATCCGCAAAGATGAAAACAACAGAGATATTTACAATATCTACACAAAGACAATGTTCTTTGAAATTCAAGACGGACAGATAATCTTTCAGGGTGTAAATGGCAATCGTGCTATTCCAGTTATCGAATATCCGAATAACGCAAGAAGATTGTCTGATGTTGAAATAACAATCAGTATCACAGACGAATTAAACACAATGGCAAGTGATAGAGCAAACGGAATTGAACAGTTTGTTTCTGCTTGGGTTAAATTCGTGAATTGTGAGATTGATGCAACGAAATTCAGAGAAATGCGACAAGAGGGTGCTTTAGTCGTTAAATCCAATAACGGAACGGACAACAAAGCAGATGTTGATGTTATTGCCAATGAATTAGATCAATCGCAATCACAAGTTGCGGTAGATGACCAATTTGAAAAGTTGCTTGTTATTCAAGGAATGGCAAATCGACAAGGAAATACCGGTGGAGATACGCAAGGTGCGGTAGAGTTACGAAACGGTCACTATGATGCAGAAAAGCGAGCCGAACTTACTGAACCGATTTTCAAAATGTCTGAAAGAATGGCTTTGAGAATCATTTTAAACAAGTTGCGTATTAAAAAAGGCTTTACGTTAATGCCGTCTGATGTTGAAATTCATATTTCACGCACAAAGATGGATAACATACTTACAAAGGTACAAGCATTACAGATTTTGTTGTCTAGTGGTATCAACTACGCACGAGCAATTAAGACAGTAGGTTTATTTAGTGACCCTGAACAAGTTGCACTTGAAAGTAAAGACCGAATGGAAATCCTTTATCCGACTACGGAAGAACAAGAGGTAGAAGATGGCAACAGTACAACAATTCGACCAACTGAATAGAATAGCGACAGAGGAAGAAAGCAATCGGTCAATTCCTATCGAACAGTTTTTTGATGAAATGGAGTTGACCGAAGAACAAAAAGAAGAACGAAAAGCACTTGCATACAATCTTCAAACTGTTTTTTATGATTTTTTCACTTTAGTCGCTAGTTTCATTATGGCTGGAAGTGATGTTGACTATGAGTTGTTAAGTGGTATTGCCGTTATGCGCTATTTAGATGCCTTAAAAACGCAAGGAATCGATTTAGACGATAAATTCTATGCCTTAAATGATTATGTGGCTAGAATCGTATCAGAAATCGTTTTAACGACACAACAACACGACGCCCTAGAGCCTTATTATCTATCCCAGGATAGAGCAACCAATATAGCCGAAAACGAAAGTAATACGATTTATAACAATGTCGATATGCAAAGAGCAATAGACAAAGGCTATAAGTCAAAAGAGTGGCGCACATTCAGAGATAAAAGGGTTAGACACACACATTCAATGATAGATGGAGAGATAATCGGTATATACGATACATTTCTTGTAGGGGATAGCGAAATGGCATATCCGAAAGATACAACCTACGGAGCAGATGCAAAAGAAATTGTTAATTGCAGATGCGTATTGAAGTACCACAAGAAATCTATTTATGATGATGAAAATGAGGTGTAAAAGCCTTTTATTATATATAAACTATTTAATCACACACTATGCACTTATGCGTTAAATAAGGGAATTACCAATGTTGAGCGACCAACGTAAAAAAGTGTGGGTAATGGGAAAAGGAGAAAAAATGACACGAGAACAAGCAAAAGCAAATCTACAAGCAATCGGGATTGAAGAACCGACCGCAGAGCAGATTACCAATTATCTGAATCAGGTAAATGGCGAAACAAAGAAAGAAAAAGACAGAGCCGACAAGTACAAAGCCGGAGCGGAGTTATCAGAGGAATTGCAGAAGAAGTTAGAAGATATTCAGAACGCAAATCTCACAGAGATTGAAAAAGCAAATCTTCTCAATGAGCAAGCAAATCAGAAAATTACCACACTTGAAAACACTATCAAGACTATGGAACTGAAAACTTCCCTTGCAGAAAATGGAATCGTTGGCGAAGATGCAGACTCAATTTTGACTAGTTTGGCAAATGGTACTTTCAATGCAGATGTACTCGGTCAGATAATTTCCAAAAAGACAGAATCCGCTATTGCAGAAAAGGAAAAAGAGTGGCTTGAAAAGACACCAAATCCAAAAGGCGGTAGTGGTGGCGCAGATGATGAAAAGTCTAGCGCAGAAAAGTTTGCCGAAGAAATCGGTTCACGACTTGGAAATGCGGATAAAACCGCAAAAGAAGTCGTTGCAAAATATTTATAAACGTTAAGAAAGAAAGAGGTAGAGAAAATGGAATTTAAGCAGATTGAATTTTCCAATGCACCTGAAATTCTTAAGAGAAAATTAGGTGGAGAGTTAATCGTTCCAGTTACGATTACAGATTCAACACTTGCAAGTGCCGGTGTAGTTAAAGCCGGTTCTCCTATCAATGCAGATGGAGAAATCGATAATACCGCAACAGCAGTAGGAATCTTACTTGATGATGTGTACGCAGACAATCCAAATGGCGCACTTATCAAGGCTTTTGCAACTATCAACCTTGCCAATGCTAATGCAAATAGTGGACTTACTATCGCAGATGCCGTAAAGACCGCTTTGCCTAACATTGTATTTGAATAAAAGGGGGTTATGACAGATGTTATTAAAGGATTTATATTCATCTAAAGCGGTAGCACTTGTTGACCGCACAAACGCAAGTAACAGAATCCCTTATCTTGGACAAGGACTTTTCGTTCCTGACAAGAAAATGGGATTAGATTTGAAATGGTTAAAGACTTCAAGTGGACTTCCTATCTCCCTTGCACCATCTTCATTCGATACAGTATCTACAATCCGTTCTCGTGAGGGATTTGTTGAGAACGATACTGAAATGGCTTATTTCAAGGAATCTATGCTTGTTAAGGAACGTGACGAGCAAGAGATTATGAGAGTTGAGTCCGCAGACGATCCTTACGCAAAGGAAGTTGTTGCAAGAGTATTTGATGATGCAAATACTTTAGTAGAGGGCGCACGAGTTGTTGCAGAAAGAATGGCAATGTCATTACTTACTCCGGCAAACGGACACCCAGGAATCTCAATCGCTTTTGGCGGTGCTACTTACAACTACAACTATGACCCTGATGGTTCATACGCAACCAACAACTTTGCATCACTTTCAGGAACTTCCGTATGGAGTGATACAACCAATTCAGACCCAATCGCGGACGTTCAGACCGGTATTCAGGCGGTAGAGGATTTAACTGGTTCTACACCGGCTTATATGATTGTTTCACGTTTGACAATGAATTATCTGTTACAGAACGCAAAGGTTCGTGATTATGTGCTTGCACAGAACTCAACCGCAAATATCGTTATGACAGATGAAAAGGTTAAGGAAGTATTCCGTTCATTGTTCGGAATCGAAATCATTGTTTACTCAAAGAAGTATCGTGATGAAAACGGAACTGTACAGAAGTTCTTTGCAGATGGTTTCGCTACACTCATTCCAGAGGGCAATCTTGGGAAGATGTGGAGAGGTGTTACACCGGAAGAAAGAACTGGTATTCAGAATCCTAGTGCAGATGTTGAAGTACTCGAAGATGGTATTGCAATTTCTGTAACTATCTCCGAAGATCCGGTTCAGACAAAGACAACTGTTTCCGAAATCGTACTTCCATCATTCGAGAGAATGGACGAGTGCTACACAATTAAGGCTTACTAATCAGGCTACTTTTAAGGGAGCAAGAATTAACTTGCTCCCTTTTTGTAAAGGGAGAGGAAACAAATGAGCAAATATGAATACAGAGTAAAACACAACGGCTTATGGTACGAGCCAGGGCAAGAAGTACCTGACGAAAAGCAAGCAACTATAACTGTTAAAGCAAATGAACCGATTAAAGAAGTTGCTAAAGAAGTACAGACCGAAGAAGTAACCAAAGTAGTAACCGAAGATGTTGTAGCGACAACAACCGAAGTTGATGTAAAAGAGCCAAAATCAAAGACCGAAATTATGACAATGAAGAAGAATGATTTGGTTGCATTATGCAAGAAGAATCATCTTTCCGTTGAAATGAGCGGTACTGAAATGAAAAAGGCACTTATCAAGGTTTACAATCTGTAAAAGCGAATTGAGGTAGAATAAATGACCATAGAAGAACTTACCACAGAGGTTATAAGCGACCTTACAACTGAATTATCGAGTGAACCTGGTTTTGACAGTAATGTTCTTGCGGTCAAGGTTAAAAATGTAATCAAAGAAGTTATTGCTAGGAGAAATTACAAAGTAACAACATTCACAGATGATGAAATTGCAACCGATTTGAATTTCTACTACTATTCAACGATACACGATTTAGCCTTGTACGATTACAACAAAATCGGAGCAGAGGGAGAAAGTTCACATAGCGAGAACGGAATTTCACGACATTATGTTGACAGAGATAAGTTACTCGGAAGTGTGTATTCTTTCGTAGATTGTCTATAACATTTTCACGATTCTGAATAAGTAGGAGTTAGTGAAATGAAGATAGAAGTAGCATTACTAATTAGTATCATTTCGGTTTGTTTTTCAATTTATTTCGGATTGCGCAATAACAAGCGAAGTGATGTTAAAGAAATTGAGCAAAGAGTGAAAGAACGAACCGAAACAAATATGAAACTAGATCAGATTGGCAGAAATGTATCGGACATTAAAGAAAGTGTTTCAGACACAAAGAAAGACTTGCAAGAACTGAAAGAAAAGATTGCACTTGTTGAACAAAAGACTAACAAAGCACACGTTAGACTTGATGTTATTGAGGGCAAGGAAATAGGTTCAGAGGTATAGCAAATGAGAACGTTAAAGAAGAATAAGCAAGCAATGTATTATTCGTTATTGCTTGGTAGCACACCGGAATACAACGCAAGCGGTCAAAGAACTGGAAGAAAAATTGAAAATTATTCGCAACCTATACAGTTTTTCGGAAACATTGTGTTTAGTTCCGGAGAAGTTCTTCTTGAGGAATACGGAACAGATGTAGGTAATTATGATGCAATCCTGATAATGGAGAAAAACGAGTTACCAATCACGGAAACATCATTGCTATGGTTTGAAAGCGAACCACAGTACAAAGATGCAGAACAGACGATTGTTGACGATAAATCCGCAGATTATCGAGTTGCACAGATTAAACCGGCACTCAATTCCGTAAAATACGTTCTGAATAGGCTTAATTAGGGTGTAGCGGTATGAAAACAATAACTGTTAGCGCAAGCGCAAAGGGTATGCGAGAATTAAAGCGAGAATTAGAGAAGTATAAAACTGATCTAAACAAAAAAATCGCAATCTGCATAGAACGTTTAGCGGATTTGGGAATATCCGTAGCAAAAGCAAATGGTGGCGAGTTTGGAAGTCAGATTATCTTTTCAAAAGAAGTCGAGATTGACGGACAAAGACGAATTATTGCTTATGTAGTCGGTAGAGATAAATTTCCAATCTTGCGTGAGTGGTTCTATCACGGAAATATCAAGCAAGTGGAAGTATCTCCGTTGTATATGGCAGAATTTGGTTCAGGTTGGTATTCAGAGCCTAAATTCGATAATGCTAATGGCGGTCAAGGTACTTTCCCTAACCAAAAGCACGCATTTGATGAAGATGGGTGGACTTGGACAACACCTGATGGAGAAACACACCACAGTTACGGAGAAAGACCGACTTACCCTATGTATAACGCATACACAGAAATGTATATGCAAGCAAAACGCATTTTTCAAGAGGTATTTAGATGATTGATGTAGAAAGCACAGTATTCACAAACATTTATGATGCTATTATGAATAGCGAATTGGCAACTACATACAACCTTACAGATGATAACTTTTCAACCATTGATACGCAAAATAGTGAACCGATTTTCCCATTTGTTTACGTTCATCTGTTAGCACCTATTGAAGAAATGCAGACGATTGTAAACGATACAATCAATGGTGGCTTGTTTACTATTCAAGTCAGAGTTACTTCAAACGAAAATCCTACGATTGCAAAAGCAATTATGGATAAGGTTGTTGAAGTTATGAAAGGTATGCAATTCAATGTAATTGCTATGCCGGAGTTTAGTTTTGATAGTTCTTCCATTTACAATCAAGTTGCTAGGTTTAGAAGATTGATTGCAAGTGGAGAAACATTATAAAATGCAAATTTAACTTTTAGAAAGTGAGGGCAGAAAAATGGCACAGGCTATTTATTTATCAACCGCCGGAATGTTGCTTGGTTGGGGTGTTGAAACCGCTGGAGCAAGCGCAAGTGATCCTAATGTGGCACCGGCTACTTACACAACTGTTCAGGGAGCAACTTCCATTTCAGAAATTTCTTCCGAGAAAGAGCAGATTGAAGTTACACCTTTGAGTGAAACCGCTTACAAACAGTATGTAGGTGGACTTGCAGACCCAGGCGGAACTTGGGAAATTGGATTCAATGAATCAAACGCACTTCATACAGAGTGGGAATCAATCGTTTCCGCTTATGAAACCGCAAAGGCATCTGGCTTAAGAATGTGGTTTACTGTTTATCACCCTGATATGCAGAAAGCATTTTTCCTTGTTGGAGAGCCTAACGCACTCGGATTCGGTGGAGCAGAAGTATCTAGTGCTTATAGCAATACCGGAAGAATCACAATCAATGAGGTTATTGGTTGGGAAACCGCTATTCAGCCGACAGATGCGTCATAGTTAGTTTACAAGGGGCAAGTTTCGGCTTGCCCCTTTCCCTTTATCTATTAGCGGATAAAGGTTTTAAGGGAAAGGAAAGGTACACAAAATGATTTTTAAAGTAAATGACAAGGAATACAAAGTAAAGTTTGGCTATGAAGTGACCGCAAAAAGCAAGATTATGTCGCTTGTGGCAAGAACAGAAAACAAGGAAATCGAAGAAAACACAGATATGGCAACCGCTATGATGGGTGCGGTAGAAGATACAATGTCCGTACTTTCAAAGATGTTGCTTGTAGGCTTACAGAGATTTCATTCAGATGAATTTGGCTACGATTATTCGAGAACTGATCTTGAGAATGTCGAAAGTATGAGTAAAGTATATGCTTTGCTTGATGAATACTTTGATGATGAAAATGCTGATTTCGGTGCATTGTATCAGGAATTAGAGGAAGAACTGGTAGATAACGGTTTTTTATCAAAGATGTTCAAGGACGAAATGGCGAAAGCGAAAGCGGAAATCGAGAAGTCAATGAAGAAAGCACCGAAAAAAGCAACCGCAAAGTAGTTCTTGACGGAAGAATTTACGAAGAAGAAATATTACCATTCTACTTGTTTGTTACAAAGGGTTATGGGTGGACAGTAGATGATATAAATACATCTTGTCCAACTGAATTAAAGCCTTATGAACGTGCAAAGCAACTTGAATTTGACCGAAAAGATGAAGAAATGTGGGCGCAAGGCTTGTATGTTTACAATGCTACCGCAACCGCATTGTCAAATTTCGGTTCAGGATTGAGCGGAAAGACCGGTAGAGCAGAATATCTTGAAAAGCCGATTAAAGAAATGCACAAAGAACGTATGTTGAATGAGCAACAGACAAGAGAAGAATATAAGTATATGACCGAAGAAGAAAAGAAACAAGCAGAGTTAGAAAAGGCTATGGCTTATTTCAATTCATTCGATACAAGGTTCAATGCAAGCAAAAAGGGGTAGATGTAATGTCTATCCCTTTTATTTTTATTATTTTATACAAGGTAGACTTGCAGAATACCGATTCTAGGCTTGAATTTGCCATTTAGAGCGATTTTAAGTTAGCAAGCCTACGTTGTATAGGATAATCAGAAAGGGGGCAGAAAATGACCGAATTAGATAGTCTTAATATAAAGGTTCAAGCGACTAGCGATAGTGCAAATCGGACGATTGACAATTTAATTAGCAAAGTCGGAAGTCTTGAAGATGCTTTTGAGCGAATCGGCGACCTTAATACGACTAATTTATCTAACCAAATACGAATGTTAGGTTCGGCTACACGGAGTTTCAAGCAAGGTGGAGTAACTGGTAGAGAATTTACCACGATTGCTAATGGCTTGCAGAAGATTGCAAGTGTTGATAGCAATAAATTGCGTACTACCGCTAGTGCTATGCAACAGATTGCAAGTGCAATTCACACTTTTTCAAGTGTTGGCGGTGCAATTAGCACATTATCTTCCACTACAAAGGCTATTTCCAGGTTGGGAGCAATCAGTAGTTCCGGTTCAATGGCAACTATCGGAGATAGTATCAATTCGTTTGTAACAAGCCTAAATTCCGTTCCGCAACTTACTTTCAATGCAGAAAGCCTTACGCAATCTATCAATGCTATTTCTAGGCTAGGCGGTAAAAATTCTCAAAATGCGGTTACTACAATTCCTATTTTAACTTCCACATTAAAGAATTTCGTTGAAACAATGAATAGCATAGGTGGAATTACCGAAAGTACAAGCGGTATCACACAACTTGCTAATGCTATTTCTATGATGGGTAGAAAAACATCAACAAATGCGATAACTAATATGCCTAAATTGGCTAGTGGTTTAAAGCAGATGATGACTACCTTAAAAGATGCACCACAAGTGAGCCAAAACCTTATTCAAATGACTAATGCGCTTGCTAATTTAAGTTCTAATGGAAGTAGGGTTGCAACTACTGTAAACGGACTTTCAAAGAACTACAAACTGTTTGCAAGTCGCACTAAATCATTAACAACACACAGTAAAGGTTTGGCTAGTGCTATTGGTAGCCTATATGCACGTTTTTGGATACTTTTAAGGGCATTTCGTTTGTTAGGTAGTGCAATTACCTATGCGAGTGATTTGATTGAGGTACAGAACGTTATAGACAATACCTTTGGTGTATCTACAACGGAATCAATCAACGCAAATGCAGATGCAATTTCACACCTTGCAGATAATACTATTGAGTGGTTTGGAATGTCTGAATTGACAACCAAAACTATTGCCGGACGTTATATGGCTATGGGTTCTGCTATGGGTTTGGCTAGTCAGAAAAGTGATGGTTTATCTTCCAACTTATCATCTTTGATGGGTGAAATGGGAAAAGTCACGAATAAGGCTAGTGAAATGGCATTGAATATCACGGCACTTGCCGGAGATATGGCATCATTCTACAATGTTGATGCAGAAACAATGTCTGAAAGCCTTGCAAGTGGTATTTATAGCGGTCAGGTTCGTGCTTTACGTTCATACGGACTTGATCTGACGATTGCAACCTTACAAGAGTATGCTTTAAGTAAAGGTATTACCGAAAAAGTGCAATCAATGACACAAGCAGAGAAAACCTTATTGCGTTATCAGTACGTTATGGAGCGCACACAGAATGTTCAAGGCGATTTTATCCGTACACAGAACACCTGGGCGAACCAAACAAGAATGTTGAAACAAAATCTACAACAGTTAGGTTCAGTTGTAGGTGAAGTGATGATTCACGCACTTAAAGGATTTGTAACTTGGACAAACAAAGCATTGTTATCATTAACAAGTTTTGCGGTAGAGTGTGCAAATGCTTTAGGAAAGATTTTCGGTTGGGAAGTCGAAACAAGTGGCGGTTCTTCTGACATTGGAGATTTAGCAGATGATACAGAAGATTTGACAAGTGGTTTAGATGGTGCAACTGATAGTGCAGAAAAGTTGAAAAATGTTCTGCAAGGGTTCGATAAATTAAACCTTATCACAACAACTTCTTCTTCTGATAGTGGTAGCGGTAGCGGTTCAGATACTACTAGCGCATTAGATACAAGTAGTTGGAATGTAAAAAAGACAGACGGACTTTTGAAGTCTTATGAAAGTGATATAGTCAATCTTGGTGACTTGGGTTATATGATTCAAGATAAAATGGCAAGTGCTATGGAAAAGATTGATTGGGATAAAATCTATCTTAAGGCTAAAGGGTTCGGAAGTGGTTTAGCAAACTACTTAAATGGATTGCTTACACCTAGATTATTCGGAGCAATCGGAGATACAATCGGTGGCGGTATCAATACGGCTATTTATACCGGTTTATCTTTCGTTGAAACCTTTAATTGGGCGCAATTCGGAAAGTCATTTGCAACCGGCTTAAACAGATTGTTTCGCAAGATTGATTGGAAGTCTGCCGGAAAACTTTTCGGTAAAGGCATTAACGGAATTGTTACATCTGTAAACAATTTCCTGACTTCAACTGATTGGAAACGATTAGGAAAGTCATTCTATGACTTTATCAAGAGTGCGATTGAAACAATCAACTGGAAACAACTTACAAAGTTGGTTACCAACTCATATAAAGCACTTATGGATTTTGGCGGTACGGCAACTGGAACCGGCAAGGCATTTAATATTATTGCCACGAGTGTGCTTGCTTTAATGGGTGCTTTTAAGGGTTA